TTAAGACTTGCAACAGAGAAAGTTCCATAAGCAACAATATCAACTACATCTCCTGTAGTTGCACCACTAGCTAAGACTACTGATGAACCAGATGTAACTGTAACGTCTGTTCCATTTAATAATTTTGAACCATTAAGATATACGTCAATGTAACCTGCATCATAAGTAAGTGTGTTACCATTGTTGTCTGCACCTGTAAAAGTTGTTTGACCAGATGTTGCTGTGTAGTTGTATCTTTGTGAAGTTCCATTAACTGATGAACCTGCGTTCTGCCAACCAGATGTACCATAAACTTTCATGGTATCTGTAGTTGTGTCGTAATATAAATCTCCAACATCTAATGAAGTTGTAGGTGCTGTAGCTGATACTCTGTATCTTTCTCCAAATTCATTTACAGAAGCTATGTTAGTTGCGACTGTGTTTACATTGGCAATAGAACCACCAACAGTATTAACATTAGCAATAGAACCTGCAACTGTTCCAATGGTATTTGTTCCACTTAAATTAGTTGCAACAGTTCCAATATCAGTAGCATCACCTGCTACTGCTGTTACGTCTGATGAGATACCTGCAACTGTAGTAATGTTTGAGGCTATAGGAGCAAGTGTAGATATATTAGAAGATACTCCTGCAACAGAAGTTACATCAGAATTAATTCCTGCAACTGTAGTAATATTTGTATTGTTTCCTGCAACCGAAGTTACATCTGAAGATATTCCTGCTACTGTTGTAACATTACCAGAGATACCTGCTACTGTAGAAACATTAGCATTGTTACCTGCTACTGTTGTGACGTTGCTAGATATTCCTGCTACTGTGTTTACATTAGCAATATTAGTTCCAACAGTATTTACGTTAGCAATATTAGTTGCTACTGTATCAATCTCTGAAGTTGCTTCGTTTAAATCATCTGCAACAGTTTCTACTTCTGAAACTGCTTCTGCTAAATCATTAGCTACTGCAATAACTTTTGCAATATCTGTAGCTACTGTATTTACTGAACCAATGTTGGTTGCAACTGTATTAATATTAGTATTGTTACCTGCTACAGTATTGATGTTAGTTGAATTTGAATTTACTGCATTAATATTTGCTATGTTTGCATTAACTGTAGTTAAAGCTGTTTTGTTTGCTGTAGATAACCAAGTGTTTTCTAAATAAGTTTTATTTACTGCATCATTGTTATTAACTGGGTTTGCTAAATTCTTTATTACTTTATTATTAGCATCATATTTATCATCTGTATCTAATCCTAACTTACTTGCACTATCGTCTGTAATCTCTTGTGCTATGTAAAAGTTTTGGTCTGCACTTCTATCTAAATCTTGCTCTGTAAGAACTGAACCATCTGTGAAGTCAATAAGCCTAGCATCTGTAGGTGTTTGACGTTCAATTCTAATAGTACTTGCGTTAGCAGGTGCAGTAGTGAAAGTTAATGTTGATGATGAAATAGTAAAAGCACTTGTTTGAACTCCATTAATAAATGCTTTAACATGAGTGCTATCTATAAATTCAAAAGGTATTGAGTACTGTGTAGTACTGCCATTACCTGTGTAGGTTACTTGTGCTAAAAATGACATATATTATTTGTTAATTAAAGGTTGTTGAAAAATCGTTTAGTTCAATGACTTTCTTTTTAAGAGTTTCATTAGTACGATTGTCTTGTTCAATTGCTTGAATATTGTTGTTTTGTATTTTTAAGTCTCTACTTAAATTTCTTCTGTCGTCTTTAGTATTTTTAAAGTTAGACATGTTATTAAGAAGTTCTTGCTCAGCTTCATCTTTATAAAGATTATAAAAATACTTAATTCTTCTGTATTTTTCACCTTCATCACCAATACCTCTGCTTAATTTAACTGGGTCAGATAAAAGTTTATAGCTGTCACTTTGAATTTCTTTTTCTAATTTTTGTCTTAAAGTTAATCCATCTATTTTGACAGTTGATAATAATTCATTAAAGGCAACTCTAGCATTTACTCTACCATCTTTATATTCTTCAAGATTTAAACCTTTGTAATATAAAGGAATTGGTTCTGGTGCTTTACCTATTCTTAATATTTCATTTGCTACAATATCATTTTTCTTTTTACCTACTGCAACAGGATTGATAAATGAACTTATAAATCTTTGAACATCACCTTCAGGGTTTCTGTGTGCTTCACCCATAAAGTTATATCTAGGTGCAATTGGTTCACCTAAACCTGTTCTCTTTTTAACTTCATCAATTAGATTGTAAGCATGACGTAAGTATGGGTCATTACTTAACTTACTAAATACATTAGGGTAAAAACTTCCAAGTTTATTTGTAAAATATCTTTGTACTGTTCTTTCATCTTTAGCAAATACTGCATCAACAATATCATGTACTGATTGTAGATAAGTTTTACTTAATACGTTATCTCTAACAGCACCTATAGTTGCTCTACCACCCATATAAATTTTATCTGCCATTGTTAATGGGTCGTTGTCAGCTTGATTTAATAAAAACAACATTCCTGTTGCATTTAATTCTTCAAGTTCTGCTTCTTTAAATTTATTATAATTAGATTGAATGTCTGCAACGATACCAAAGAAAGCACCATAAGGGTCTAATCTTCCAAAAGGTATTTGAGTATCACCAATTATAAATGAATAAGGTTTAAAGTTAGTTAATGATTTTTTAGTTCTTAATAACTCTGCATCTTTAAATTTATCTAATGTTTTACCATCACCATCAGAAAACCAACCTTGATTGTGGTTTGTAGCTGATGACATTAAACCTGCCTGACCTAATAAGTATGATGAACTAAATAATATAGTTCCCATAGCTAGTTGTCCTCTAGCCTTAACCATCATTCTTGGGTCATTACTTTGTCCTAGAATATGTTTCCATCTATAACCTAAAGCAAATGGACTTCTATCTATTACAGCTTTAGCCAATTGAACTGGTGTTCTTACAAATGGAAATATTTGTTTTAATACTGGATATTCATTAATACCATTTTGTAGTTTTAATAAGATACCTGATAATTCATTAGTGTAAGTAGCTTCTCTTGCATAGGCTAATGCTTCTAAATTAGTTCCTCTACCTACTTCGTCAAAACCATCATTAAAAAATTCTTCAATAAACTTTTCTCTTTCTTTGCCTTTAAGATTTAATTCTTTTGCTTTTGCTACTGATAATGCTCTTAGTTTTGAACGATAATTAATTTGTTTAAAAAATTCATCACCTGCATTTAAGGCTCTAGAAGGTAATCTAATAGCTTCACCTAATTTACCACCTACTTGTTTTGTAGTTGCAGTATCAAGTTTACTTCCAACACCTGCACCTTCTAAAATAAGTTCACCTTCTTTAAAGGCTCTTTTACCCATTTTAACACTATCGGCTAAGTATTGAGATAAACCTGCAAAAGTTTCTTCAGCTTCCTCTATATTTCTTTGAAAGACAGTAAGTTTATCTACATCATCTTTAACTAAATAAGCTGATATTTCTCCACCTAATTTATCTTCTATAGGTTTTGCTACTGCTGTAATTGCGTTACCTACAGCATTAACTATTTGTGTTTTAGGGTTAGATAGAAGTGCATTAATCCATACTTCGTTTGCAATATCCCAAAATCTATTTTGAAATAAAGCCATAATAACTTTTTTAGTTACTTGAGGATTATCTAAAGTAGCTAATCTATCTAAAAATCTATCTTTAGCTTGTTGTGTAATCTTTTGGTCAGCACCTCTACCAAAGTTATTTAATTCATTTACTGCACTTTGTAGATTGTCTGAAATAATCTTTCTTTTTTGAAAATCTTTTTTAGCAATAGAAAATGTAAATAAGTTACCACCAGTATTAGATGCAACACCTGTTCTATTCTTCTGCATCTCCAAGATGTATGCTAAAGCATCATCAACATCTTTTTGTGGTCTTATACCATTTTTAGCTTGTCTTCTTAATGAAGGTAAAGCATCTATTAGTGAGTTTAATGCTATTTCATGTGCATAAATAAGTGGTGCTGTATCTTCAATTGAAATACCTAATTCTTTAAATTCTTTGTAAACCTTATTAATATCACCACCATAATTATCTAAGGCTTTTTTCTTAATTACTTCTTCACTAAAGTCTCTGTTAGCTTTGTTGTATGAACCTTTTACTGTGTCATACATTGCAGTAATTGTTTTGATAAAATCTCTAGATACTTCTTTCTTATCAAATGTATCTAAGTTAATCCATGAACGTGGTAGAGCAAATGCTTCATCAGCAGTCATCTCTCCATTTTTCCATTTCTTAAAGTTAATACTTAAATCGTTAGTAGCTAACTTATTTAAAATCTGAATTTTGGTTTCTGGTTTAGTTGCTTTTGGTTTCTTAAAACCATCAACATTTTCTAAAGCATTATTAACAATCTTCATCTTTTCAGAGATTGTTGTAGCTTCGTCTAATTGAGACTTGGCGTTTCTTATAGCTTCTTGTGCTTTAGTAATATTTTCTACATCTTTTTTAGCCTGAGCATCATCTAACTTACCTTTGGCTTTTCTAGCTGTGTATTTACCAATACTAAATAAACCTTCTGCAAATGCACCAAGACCTAAACCTTCTAAAGCATTTTTAAATCTAGCTTCGTACCATTCATCATCTTCATCTGATTGAAGATAACCTAACCATGTATTTCCTACTGAAGGAAAAAATTCTGTAACAACATCTGTAAATCTTCCTGTATCTTCGTCAAAAGCTATAAAATCTCCGACTGCACCTTTACCTGAAGCTGATGCAAATTTAGAAAATTTAGATACTTCTTGTGCTACATCTATACCTCTGTATGCTTTGTAGCCTTTAATAGATTTATCTATACCTTTAAAT